TAGTTGTTACGGTGCGTTAGGAAATGAGTACGGTAGATATTACGATATTGATTTAGCAGAAGCAATCACCCTGTCGGGACAATTGATTATTCAATTCATTGCGGATAAACTCAATACATTTTTAAACGAAACATTTAAGACAGAGGATTATGATTATGTTGTTGCTAGTGATACAGATAGTGTGTATTTGCGTTGCGGGAATCTTGTTGAAAAAGTATGTCCCAATAAGACGAAGCAGGAGATGGTGGAATTCCTCCACAAAGCCTCCGAAGAAATAATTTTACCATTCATTGAAAAGCAGTATGCAGATTTGTCTGAAACTATGGGTGCAATGCATCCAGAAGTTATATCAATGGAACGAGAAGTTATTGCAGATAAAGCAGTATGGACTGCAAAGAAACGATATATGATGCGTGTCTATGATTCGGAAGGTGTTCGTTATGACCCACCGAAACAAAAGATTATGGGAATCGAAACTACAAGGAGTTCCACTCCACAGGTTGTACGAGATTCGTTGAAGGAAGCAGTCAATCTTATTCTTACAACAGATGAAGATACTGTAATTAAATTCATTGATGATTTCAGGGAGAAGTTTAAAACTTTTTCCGTAGAGGAAATTGCATTCCCAAGAGGCGTGAATGGAATTAAAAAGTATGCATCACACAAATTCATTTATCAAAAGTCTACGCCAATTGCAGTCAAAGGCAGTTTGATTTATAATCACTATGTGGATAGGTTAGGACTTCACAAGAAATATAGAAAGATTGTAGATGGGGATAAGATTAAATTTGTGCATTTGAAATCACCGAATCCTTTGGGTGGTGTTGCAGGTCAAGACCAAGTGGTTGCGTTTCCAAACGATTTACCAAAAGAGTTTGAGTTGGATAGGTTTATAGATTATGACCACCAATTTGAAAAGGCATTCTTGCAACCACTCAAAGGAATTTTAGACAAGATTGGTTGGAACTGGGAAGAAGTTTCAACACTGGAAGGATTGTTTATATGAAAGAAAGTAAACGGCGCCCCGGCTCAATAAAATTTAATTGTGATGGTTGTGGAAAGAGTTGTAGTACATCGCCTTCCACTTTCAAAAAACATAAAAAACATTTTTGTTCAAGAGAATGTTGCGATTCGGTAGGTGGTAGTGGCCACAATCAACAAGATGAATATAGTTCATTTAGATATTTTGAAAGAAATATGAAATATGCCTCTTGTGAAGGTATTGTAAATTCAAGAAGTCCCGATGGCAGGTCAACAGACAGACAAGAAATGAAATATTCAAAATATGATATAGATTGTAAATTTCTAAAACAACTATGGGAATCTCAAAATGGAAAATGTGCTGTCACCAAAATTAATATGATTCTTCCTCGGTCAAATAAAGGATGGATAACAGAAAGGGAAAAAAGACTAGGAATAAATGGAGCAAGTTTATATAATGCTTCATTAGACAGAATACATTCCGATAAACCATATTGCAAATCAAATGTTCAATTTGTTTGCAGGGGAATTAATTTCATGAAAAATATTCATACAGATAAACACACTAAAGATTTTATTAAAGAAATAGTAGAACATTATAATGATGAACATTTACAATGAAAGACCTATCAAGAAAATCAATAAAATTGATTCTAAATATGTTAGAATCAGACCTACAAAAGAACAGAAAATATCTGAAGAAATGCCAATCAGATAAGAATTGTAATTTAAAAACTTATGAAAATATAGTTGATAAATGTAAAGAGTTAGAGTATACTATACAAGAGATAAAGGAGTTATTATGACAACAGGAACATACATCGAAGAAACAATCAACAGAGCATTTGACAGTTTGGACATTATGCTTGGAACAAACAAAAGAGCCAGACTGGATGATGGTACATTTAAAGCAGATGACAAATCAACTCCAGATGTAAACGAGGCATGGAAGTCTGGTAAAAGCCCAAAAAAGAAATGTAGCAACAACCCTGAATGTAAGTCCAGTGGATTTGTACCAAACAAAAAAAAGACAAAGAAAAAATGAATATTCAAAATGCAAAAAATATTACAGGAGATGAATGTGAAGATGTTGTGTTGTCATATCTCACTGGCCAAGGTTGGAAAGTTTTCACACCACAACATGGTAAAGGTATGGCGGATTTAGTTGTTTATCACGAAGATGCCGGCTGCATTACTTATCAGGTAAAGACATTAGCAATGCAAGGCGGAAAACATGTGAGTAGCAAAAAAGGATTAGCCAACGGTCTTGTCACAGAAGGTAAAAGACCAAGAGTGGTTTTGAAACTAAAAGACCCAAAAAGATATTACAAGGATAATCTTATCGATTGGATGGTGGGTGTAGACCCCCAAACAAAAGAACTTTATTTTTACCCACATAAAGTATATTCACAATTCAATTCACAATTGTGCGTTGACAAAGTGAAATCAATAAAACATCCAGAAGCACCTGAATTAAAACACTTCAAAGAAAAAAGAAAAATTTCCAACCTCGATTCGATTTTGGATTAATTAAAGGAATAACTATGACTAATTTTCTAAAAGACATTATTAAAAATTCTGGTAATGAATATGCAGGAGTTGCCAGTGAAGGAATTGATGGAAGTGATATAACTGGTTTCATTGATACTGGTTCACATGCTTTCAATGCTTTGCTATCTGGTTCATTATATGGCGGCATTCCCAACAATAAAATAATTGCACTTGCTGGCGAATCTGCAACAGGAAAAAGTTTCTTTGCATTAGGGATGTGTAAGAAATTTCTTGATGATAATCCAGAGGGTGTGGTTTTATATTTTGACACAGAGCAAGCAATAACTTCTAATATGATTTCTGAAAGAGGTATGGACCCTTCTAGGGTTGCAGTCTTCCCTGTCGCAACTGTTGAATCATTTCGACATCAGGCAATTTCAATCGTAGACAAATACATTGAAAGCAAAGACAAGAAACCTGTATTGGTTGTTCTTGATTCTCTTGGTATGTTGTCTACAGAAAAAGAAATGAATGATACCGCAGAAGGTAAGACAACAAGAGATATGACAAGGGCACAAGTCATCAAAGCAACATTCCGTGTTCTTACATTGAAACTTGGTAAAGCAGGTATTCCTTTGATTATGACAAATCACACCTATGCAGTTATTGGTGCATATGTTCCAATGAAAGAGATGGGTGGTGGTACTGGTTTAAAGTATGCCGCATCAACTATTGTATATCTTTCAAAGAAGAAGGACAAGGATGGAACGGATATTGTCGGTGGTATTATTAAATGTAAATTATACAAAGGTAGATTGACAAAGGAAAATAAGGAAGTACAAGTACAATTGAATTATGATACTGGTCTAAATCCTTATTATGGTCTTGTTCCTATTGCAGTCAAGTATGATATCTTCAAGAAAGTTTCTACTCGTATAGAATTGCCAAATGGTAAAACTGCGTTTGAAAAATCAATCAACAACGAACCAGAAAAATATTTCACAGAAGATGTTATGAAAAAACTTGAAGTTGCGGTTGCAAAAGAATTCAAATATGGTAACATAGAAGAAACAGTAGAAATAGAAGAAATAGAAGAAGTGGAGAACGAAGATGTCTAATTATAAATTTGACGATGATAGCAAAATTCAACCTGTCCCTGTTATTATGACAGAGGGAAAATATGAAGGGTTGAGATTTCAATATGGTAGAATTTCATTCGATGAAAAAGAAGAAGACAACATGTGTCTTACTTTTGATTATAATATAATTGATAATCCCAACAACATCAAAGAGGACAAAGAACTTGTTGATGCAATGGGTAATATATTAATGGATGTTATACAAGTAGAACTTAATGAAGTTGATGAAGATTTCCTAAGAGAACCAGTAGAAGTAAATGAAGACAGTTGAAACAGTAATCTTACAAAACTTGATATACGATGACGAATATGCAAGAAAGGTTATCCCCTTCATAAAGGGAGAATATTTTCATTCTAAGATAGAACGATTAGTGTTTGATATGATTAAAGGTTTCATTATCAAATTCAACAATCTACCAACCAAAGAAGCGTTAAGCATTGAGTTAGATAAGAATTCAACTCTCAACGAAGAAGAATATAAAAATACTTCTGGTCTTATTGGTTCTTTTGTTTCTAATGATGCTAATATAGATTGGTTAATATCAGAAACAGAAAAGTTTTGCAAAGATAAAGCAGTATATAATGCCATCATGGAATCGATTCACATCATAGATGGGAAATCAAAAGATAAAACTGACACTTCTATTCCACACATATTGTCGGATGCACTGGCAGTTTCTTTTGATACCCACATCGGACACGATTACATTGAAGATGCAGATGACCGATATAAATTTTATCATCAAAAAGAAAAGAGAGTTCCGTTTGACTTGGAATTCTTAAATGATATTACTGCTGGCGGAACACCAAGTAAAACATTAAACATTGTAATGGCAGGAACAGGTGTTGGTAAGTCTGCATTCCTTTGTCACCATGCCGCAAATTGCTTGACACAAAATTTGAATGTGTTATACATCACTTGTGAAATGGCAGAGGAAAGAATTGCAGAACGAATAGATGCGAACTTGATGGACATGACGATGGATGATTTGAAAGAACTTCCAAAGCAGATGTATGACAAAAAGATGACCACCATTTCTTCTAAGATGACAGGTAAGTTAATCATTAAAGAATATCCAACAGCATCAGCAAATTCAAATCATTTCCGTGCATTGATTGATGAACTTCAAATGAAGAAAAAGTTTAAAGCAGATATTATCTTTATTGATTATTTAAACATCTGTGCATCCTCTCGAATTAAAGGTGGCTCAAACATAAACACATACCAAATGATAAAGTCTATTGCAGAAGAACTTCGTGGACTTGCAGTAGAAAAGGATGTTCCAATTTGGTCAGCAACACAAGTAAACCGAAGTGGTTTTTCTAATTCAGATTTTGGTTTGGAAGATACAAGCGAATCGTTTGGTCTTCCTGCAACTTGTGACTTTATGATGGCACTTATTTCAACAGAGGAACTTGAGGAAAAGGGTCAGTTGTTGGTGAAGCAATTGAAGAACCGATATAACGATACATTCTCAAATAGAAAATTTATTCTGAATGTTAATCGTGCAAAGATGAAATTTTCTGACCCACCACAACTTGAACAGGTTGGATTGGTGGAGTCAAATCAAAAGGAAGATTTGAAACTTGGTTCGGGATTTGATGGGAAGCATTTTGATGAAAAGTTTGCCACTTCTGAAAAATTTGATGATTGGAATATTTGATGAGTTCATATATTGATAAGAAATTTATCAACATGGTATCTCCTCAACTAGAAAAGTTCTCTTGGAAGAAAGACAATCTCGCGGCATGCCGTTGTCCTATTTGTGGGGATTCTACCAAGAACAAAAATAAAACAAGAGGTTATTTTTATATAAAGAATAACGATTTTTTCTACAAATGTCATAATTGTGGGGTAGGATACAACCTATATAATTTCTTAAAGGAAGTTTCCCCTTCAATGTGCAAAGAATATTCTTTGGAAAGATATAGAAATGGTGAAATAGGAAAATCAAATTATAAGAAACCAGAGGAAAAAGACTTGTTCAAATTTATAGATAATAAACCAAAATTTAAAAAGAAAGATGCAGTATTAGATACTATAGAATGTATCAAAGACTTGCCCAGTGACCACACAGCAGTTAAATTCGCCAACATGAGAAGGATTCCAAAGCAACATTGGGGGTTGTTATATTATGCTGAGAACTTTGGTTCTTTTGCAAAAGAACTCGACCCATCTACTGTATCAGTTGGAAGTGAAGAACGATTAGTAATTCCATTCTTCAACAGTCATGGTGATGTGGTGGGATGCCAGGGCAGAGCATTGAAAATGAATGATGAAGTAAATGCAAGAGAAACATTAAAATATATTACGGTTAAATATGATAAAGGAATTGACCGTCTTTGGTATGGGTTGTGGAGAGTTAATCCAAACAAACGAGTGTATGTGGTAGAAGGTCCTTTAGATAGTTTGTTCCTTAGTAATGCAACAGCAATGGTTGGTGCAGGTGCATTGCAGAAAATTCCCGAAAGATTTGACAACACACCAATGACATTTATTCTTGACAACGAACCGCGCAATAGACAGATTTGTGCATACATCGAAAAATTAATTGAATTGGACAGAGAAGTTTGTATTTGGCCAGACAACATAAAAGAAAAAGATATTAATGATTTGGCATATAGAATGTCCACCCGCAAGATTCAGAAAATGATTGATGAAAATACACATAGTGGTTTAGAAGCAAAGTTAAGATTTGCAGAGTGGAGAAAACTATGAAAGAACAAGTATTAGATAAAGGACATGTCGAAGTTGTAGACC